GCCGGAATAGCTGTCCGGCTCTGCACCCCGGTCGATATAGACCGTGCCGAACTCTGTTTTCTGCTCCTTGGCATAGGAGGTCAGGTAATTCCTGCGGTTATAGGTTTCTGCCATCAGCGGATAGCTTCGGGAAACGGAGTCTTTTCCCTCCATGTAGTCGTACACATGGGGGAGCGCCCATGGTCCCATATCGTAATCATCCCAGAAACAAAGCAGGGGGATAAAGGGCTGGGGCGGCCCGTCATCGGTAAAATTGTACGCCCCGGTCATCCAGTACTTCGCCGCATAGTAGGTGTGGGAAGTCCCCCTATAGGTTTCACCCAGATTTTCCGGCGTATCGTAGATTTGCCAGTTCCAGCCGTAAGCGGGCATACCAAGGAAAACCTTGTCCGGGTTCATCACCCGCACGGCGTAATCGTACACGCCCTCCAGCCAGCTTCTGGGGGAAACAGGCCCCGGAGCGGAACCCGCCCATGCCATGCCGTAGGTCATAATGGAGGCAGTGTCACAGTACTGGTTGAGGTCTGCGTAGACACACCAGTTCTCGCCGCCTACGGAGCCATTCACCGAAGTCATACCCGGCAGGCAGATGTTCATCTCTTTGGAAGAATCATAGGCTTTCACCGTATTGTAAATGTGCGCAAACATAGCGGTAGATGCCGCATGAGTCGAGTAATCGTCCCCTTTCTCCAAATCGATGTCCACCCCGGCACACCAGGGGTATTTCTGCATAATGCGCACGAGTTCGGAACAGAACTTGTCCTGTGCGCCGCCTGTGTTGTCCCGCAGTGCTTTGAATACGGAGTTTGCGCCGTCATTGGCTACAGTAAGGAGCCAGCGGATGTGTTTCCACTTGTTGATGTAGGTCATCATGCTGCTCATGGTCACTCCGCTTTCGGTGATTGTTCCCGTCCTGTCTACTTTGAAAGAGAACAGACCGATGGTATCAATGCGGTCTCCATAATCCCGCAAGGCTTCATACATCCGGGCGTTGCCCATGAATGTCCAGACCATGATGCGCTTGCCTTTGAGTTTATCCATCAGAGCGAGCCACCTCCATTCTCCATCTGCCGTAATTCAAAAAGCACCCTGGCAGATTTTCCTTCCTCCAGCGTGACTTTGTGTTTAGAATCCCATGCGGCGCTGTATTGGTAAAATCCGTCCTTGCGCTCTGTCACCCCGTTCCTGGTACACTCCCGCACCGAAGCTAAAAGCGCCAAATCGTCCTCTGCGTTCAGAGCGCCCGGAAAGGTGACCTTCTGTCCGCCCGCGCCCTGGGAAAGCTGCACCGAACCGGCTTTCATATCCTCTTTGGGATAGATATGGATGTCCAAGCCGCCGGAGGTGTTCCCCTGGTTGCAGACAATCACTGTCTCAGACGAGCGAACCACCCCGTTAAACCACACAACGGGATTGACTTCAGAAAGCTGTTTCTCCGTATGGGGTGTGTACCCCGTCAAAACTGGGCCTTCCTGCAGCTGGAGGTCTGTAAACCAGATCGTGCCGGAGCAATCGGTGATGGTAGGCTTCACCGTGACGCTCACGACACGCATATCCTGTTTCTTGTTGATGACCTCCGCCAGACGGATGAATGCGGGATCAGCCATCCAGCACCCATTTCATCTCACAGGGATGGCCTACCCATCCCGTTGCCACAGTCCCCGGTTGCAGCAGGATATCCGTGATATACAGTGTCCCGGCGCAGTTGGTCATGCAGACCCGCACCGTGATGGATTTGACCTTTGAGAAGTAACTTTCCGGGGAAATCTTCTGCGAGGTCTTGGAAAAATACGCCATAGCCCCTCCTTATCAGTACAGATCGATAAATCTTCTCTCCACGCTGCCATCTTCATATTCAATCACCACCTCGATGCCAACCTGGGAATCATCGCCCAGCTTTTCCAGGTCTTCCGAGGCGATCTGCGCCGAGAGTGTGTAACTGCTGCGGTTGGACGGGTAGACCGTCTGAGACAGGCTCTTGGTCATACCCGCCACGCCTACTGCTTTAAAAGAGGCGGTGCCGGATGCACCGTTTGTGCCGTCCGCCTCAAAGCCAGAACTGACCCAATAAGCCAGCCCGTCATCGGCGCGGGAATTACGCAGATGGTTGAACGGCACCAGTTCCCGGATATCGCTGTTTGACACCATGCTGGTACCTTCCAGCGCATCCGCAATCGTGTCGATGGAATTGACGGAACTTCCCAAGTTCTTTAAGGTGGTGGAAAGTTCCAGCACCGTATTCCAGGGTTCCTGCAGGTTATACTCCCTCCGCACGATGCGGGTGGTGACCGAAAGCCCAAGTTCCTTGTCCTCCACACGCACATAATCTCCCAGGTTCCACGCTTCATGCTCATAACCTGTAAGAACCGACAAATCCATTGCGTTTAGCACATAGGACACCGTAGGCCTGCAGTATTCCGCAAGGCGCATGGCGGTATATTCTTTCATCTGATACGGATTCGTGAAAGATGAACAGTCCAGCGTGGAAATTCGGATATCGGAGGAATAGGTGAAATCCTCCAGATAGGGCTTGCCGCCATTGATATGCGAAAAGGTCAGCCCGTCAGCACCAACAGCATAAAGCCTTGTGACCAGGGAACGGGTGTCCACCACGCGCTCGATGCTTTTCATGTTCTTTTTGTAGGCAAACAGCGCACCGCTGTCCTTTCCACTCATGGTCAGCAGATGCACCAGCCTATTTGGGCAGTCAAAGACCAGGTCGCCGCCGTGGAGGCTGGCAACGCTGCGGAGGATGGAAAGCGCATTCTTTTCCGTGGAAGTCCAGGTGCGCTTGGTGGTCACATTGACCGTGCCAACACTCCACTCGGTATCCGCAAGGGCATAGGCCATTGCGGCATCCGCCGTTTCTGCATCGAACTTTTTCTCCTCCTTACGAACGGAAAAGGTCAGGTCATAGAACTCGGCTTCGGCATACACCTGTGTGACGGTGCTGCCCGTACTGTCTTTTACATCAGTGATCGTGCGGATTTTATACACATCGTCCACGATCTGGACTTTTTTCTCATTGTCGATGTATTTCCGTTTTTCATCCCGGTAAGGGATGCTGAACGTCAGCGTATCCTCACCATTAATCTCACCTGTCACGATGATGTCATAAGCGTTTTCCAGCACAGCCTCCCATGCACCGCCTTCATCCAGCACCACTGGTCTTGCATAACCAATCTTCTCATAAGGAGCCTTTGGAATATCGTAGAGCCGGATATCAATGAGCTTCGGAGTCATGGAATTATCGGTTGTAGTGAGGGTCACTTTGTAACGGATATATGCCCGGTTAGGGGAATGCATCGCACCATCTGCTCCGACTGCCGCCCAATCGCTCCAGTCTTCAAGGTCATCGCTGGTGGAAGTTTCTACGGAGGAAACAGCGGTTGTCCCCGCCGTGTACTCGCTGGTAACCGACACTTTCCCTGCCCCGGCAAGATTACAGGCTGCTGCCTTGGTATAAAGTGTTCCGCTTTCTGGGTACACGCCTTCGCTTTCTTTCAAAACAACATTGCCTGGGCTTATAAGCGCATCCACATCCGCAGAACTGTCACCGCCGTTGCATAAGGTAACCGCCCGAAAGTGGTTTACCAGATCATCGGCGGTAAGGGGAGAATCGCAATCCAGGAACCAGTCGTCAAAACCTCCTGCGTAGTAGTAGGTGTCTGCGTGCATCCCCATCACGAGGTCTGCCGTGCAGGAACGGTTCAGTTCCCCAGTGAAGGTCAGAACCGCACTTTTCCACACTGTGCCGGAGGAACGGTCGCCCACCACATAGGTGAACTTCTTGCTGTCCGGCTCAATGACCCCTGCGATAAAATACCAGCCGCCGTTGACCAGCTTAAACGGCGGCGTTACAGATTCATCCAGAATCAAGGACCCCGATGCGTTATAAAGCATGATCCTCGGCCTGCCGGAATACAGCGAGAGGTAAAAAATCGGCTGCCCCGGACCGTAGCGGGTATTGAAAATCGGGCAGAAGGTGTTCCCGACCGAGTAGGTAGTAGGGTTCATCCAGCCGCCCACCACGATGCGTTCCCCAAGGTTTGCAAAAATACTGCCGTCATTCGTGACCTGCAAATGGGTCTTTTCCGATGTGGGGTTTACGATATTCATCCGAAACTGCCGCCCTTTGGGGCTTGCCGTCATGCTGGCGCTGGTCCCGTTCCAGTTTATGATATGGAAATCCCTGCCGCAGCCGGAGGAATCCAGAAGGTTATCGTGTTCATCCGGGTCGCTCTCGTTGAACCGCCATAACCCAGAGGCAGCATACTCTGCGGGGAACTCCCCTGTGAAATCCGTCTGCTGATTCAGAATTGTTTTCAGAGCCATGCTGTCACCTCCATCTGCTCCGTGCCTGGATATGCAGCCCGGAAAGAGCCGCATTGTTTGTTTCTATCGTAATAGTATTGTTTCCCACCGCAAGGGTTGGAAAATTCAACTCCTGCAAATACGGAAGACCATTGCGGAGCGTATTGCCCTCCGCATCTGTTACATAGGCAGTCATTTTGTCGGTATCCACGATTAACGCCTCGTTTGCGGAAAGTGCCGCATTAACGATTTTCATTTCTGACCCGTTGGTCGTAATGCTGATATAGTTGTTGGCGCCGGGGGACATTTCTCCCTCGATGCGGTAAAAGGGCAGAGACTCCATATTCCCAAGGGTGCGGACAATGGTATGGCTTCCCGTTTCCGTGATAGAAAATGTCTCGTCCGTAACTGCATAGGCAAACGGGTCCGGGCAGAAAAACTTCAGTTCAAAGCTGCCGGAGGAGCGGATGAGACGTTCACAATCCACGGCATCGTTTAAGCGCGCCATGAAGTAGCGGTCCGGGATATCATCGAAAATCAGCTGCCGAAGCCCCTGCACCGGGTCGAGCCATGCGGCAATCTCATCAAGGGCAGATACCAATGTGGTGAAACTGCGCTTCGGATAGATGTTGCAGGCTACCCGGATTTCCCGGTAGTCAAAGTCTGCGCCGAAATCCGCAACCCCGTATTTCCCCGGAACGGTGGTGGTGAAATTCCTGAGCCTGCCGCTCACCTGCCAGGAGGTCAGCCGGGCTTTTAACCCCATGCTCTTTGAAGTAATGTCGTTGTATGAAAAGCCCATAGGCTTACACCTCCTTTAAGCTGTCGTAAACCGTCCCTGGGCGCGGGAACCGCTCTGAATCAGATTGTAAAGTTCCTGGGAAATCCTGCGGATATCCTCTTCGCTTCGGACGATCATCTGCTGGATGGTAACCAGCGCTCCGCCGCCAAAGCCTGCGGCGGCAACGGTATCATTGCGGTTTACCGTACCATTTACACGAAAATCGGTCGGGAGCGCCGTGGTCATTTCTTCGGCAAGGCCGTTCATCACATCGTTGATTCCCTGGCTCATGCCCTCTGCGGCACGGACTGCATCCTTGCCGTTGGCATTGATGGAGCCCGCAAGGCCTTCCACCAGCATTTCACCAACCCAATCCATCTGTTTGGAGGGGGATGCAATGCCAAAGAAGTCCAGGATACCGTTCCAAATGGAGGACACCCAGCCGGACACCTTATCCCACAGCCAGGAGGCCAGCGACTGGATACCCTGCCACAGCCCGCGCACCAGGTTTGCACCCACATTGACAAGCTGGGACACACCCTCCCCGAAAGCCGAAACCAGCCCGGCAATAATCTGCGGCACCGCTTTTACGATCTCCACAATAATGGTCGGAAGGTTCTTAATGAGGGAAACAAACAGCTGTACACCTGCCGTAACGATCTGCGGAATGCTGCCGATGATGGCGTTTACCAACGAGGATAGAATCTGCGGGATTGCCGCCACCACGGTCGTAATAATCTGTGGCAGGTTTTGGATGAGGGACACCAGAAGCTGGACTCCGGCATCGATAATCTGCGGAATACTTCCCAGGATCGCCGTCACCAGACCTTCAATAATCTGGGGAATTGCCGCCACGATTGCCGTAATAATCTCCGGCAGTGCGGAAACAAGCGAAGTCAGAAGCTGTATCCCTGCATCAATAATCTGGGGGATCGATGCGACAATGAACTCCACAATGGCAACAATGATGGCGGGCAGAGCCGCAATCAGCACTGGGATCGCATCCAGGATTCCCTGGGCAAGCCCCATCACCAGCTGCAGTGCCCCTTCTAAGAGCAGTGGGAGGTTTTCTATCAGTGTCTGCACCACAGTGGTGAGAATTTGAATAATGGTCGGGACCAGCTGCGGCAAAGCCTCCCCAATGCCCAGCGCCAGTGTGGCAATCATCTGCATGGCGGCTTCAATCAGCTGAGGGAGCAGGGCCAGCAGTCCGTTAGTCAGTTCCAAAATGATGGTGACTGCCGCATTCGCAATCTGGGGCATGGCGGATACGATCCCATCCGCCAGTGCGACAATAATATCCACACCGGCCGACAGCAGGGCGGGAAGGCTGGCAAGCAGCGCTTCACCGATCACAGGCACAATGGAGGACACCTTTTCCAAAACGACCTCCACCAGACCGCTTAAGCCTTCCGCAAAGGTCTCCGCCGCACCTGCTGTCCCTTCAAGGACTCCCTGCAGGCCCTCACCCATGAGGGCGACAAAGGGCGTCATTTCCTTAAGGACATCTGCCGCCATGAACTTCAGCGTAGTCATAATCGGCTCTGCAATCGCACCCAGTTCCGCATAGGCGTCAGTCAACTCCGCCTGCGCCCGCTGGGCTTCCATCACATCGCCGTTTAACTCTTTGTAATTCTCAGCCGCCTCTTCATACAGCCCGTTCAACGTTTCGGTAATAAGGGCGGAGCGCTCCTGTTCGCTGTTGCAGGCATCCAGAGATGCCTGGAAATCATCCTCAGACAGTCCCGCCCAGTTGAGCGCATCCGCCAGAACGCCTGTAAGCTGCCCGGTTTTAGCAGTTTCATTGGCGGCCTCGGTCAAGCCCTCAATCGGAAGGCTGTCGCCAAAGGTCGCCCAGACCCCGGCGGCAATATCCGTCCACTGTGCGAGTTCCTGTTCGGAACTGCACAGCTTTGCCAGATGGTTGACCGCCTCCACGCTTCGGTCTTCCTCACCCAAAATGGAATAGAAAGACTTATACGCTTCGCCTGCCTGTTCAGTGGTAAAGCCCGCTGTGATAAAGGCAGCATCCAGCTTTGCCTGGTCTTCCCGGTATTCCCTGGTGGATTCCGCAAGGTCGAGGAAACTCTTGGTAAGCCCTGCCAGGGCGGCCCCAGCGGCAACGACTGCCGCACCGATTGCCACGCCCATGCCTTTAACGACAGAGCCGACCTTTTCAAAACGGGAGGAAGCGTCATCGGCATCTTTTGCAGCACCCTCCAGTTCATCGCCGAAGTCATCCGCCTGGTCGCCGGACTGCCTCAGTTCGTCCCCCAGTTCATCGATAGCCCTCTCATTCTGGGAAAGTTCCCGTTCCATATCGTTGAGGGCGGCGGTGGCGTTATTTAACTGAATCTGCCAGTTTTGGGTGCGGCGGTCATTCTCGCCA